CAATACCAACACCTATACCAGCCGGTATAAATGCACCTACTTCTTTAGCCATTACCCTAGATGGTGAGAAAATACCTAAGTACCCTTTAGCTTTATCAACTAAACCACTTAACGCCTCACAAATGCTGTCGTATAAATACCCTACTGCGTCGCCTATACCATTAGCTATACCGTATATAATATTCTTACCGATACTAAACATCTGTTTAGGTACGTTCTTAACGGCGTTGTATATGGTACTTGCAACTTGTCGCATTTTACTACTGGCCGTACTTATCATCTCACTGCCCCAACGGGCCATATTAGATATCGCACTTTTAATAGCGTTCCAAATTTGACCGGGTAATTTTGTCATGATACTAACCACATTAGATAAAATACGCTTAGCACTAGTTACACCACTTTCAAGCATTTTACTGCCCCACTCGGCGAACTTACCTATAGCACCAAATACAGCTGTCCAAAATCGCAACGGCAATTCAATCATGATAAATATCACACCATCAACAATTAACTTACCTACTGCTTTAGCCATTTCAAGCATTTTACTGCCCCACTCCATGAATTTAGTAGCTGTATCAGTGAAAAACTCTGCTATCTTACCTGGTATCTCGCTTATCCACTGAAATACTGCGTCTACTGCATTTCTAAAGCCTTCGCAATTTTGATATAGCTTGTAAATAACTACTCCTAAACCAACTACGGCGGCCACTATCAAGCCTATAGGGGTAGCCAATAGTAAAGTAAATAACCCTGTAAAAGCACTTCCTAGCGTGCCTAGAATAGATATTACACCTGGTACAATAGCTATAATTTTACCGATTATAACTACAAATTTACCAACTCCAATTAATAGTGGACCTATGGCCGTTACAATGGCCAATATGCCTATTATTAATTTTTGAGTATGAGGGTCTAGCTCACCGAACCATTTAGCAAACTGCTGTAGTTTCTCGGCTAGGTCTTTTAAGAGCGGACCTAGTGTTTCTAGTAGCGTCTGCCCTAGCTCAATACCGGTATTTTTTAAAGCGTTAAAAGCCTTATTTGCTCTCGCACTAGGTGTGTCCAACTGCTCTAATGCTTTTCCTGTGTTTCCAGTTGATCCTTGCATTTTAGATAATTCATTATTGAACTCATCTACGCCTTTACTTATAAGAGTCAATGCACCTGTACCAGCTTCAGTTGACCCCCATAAATTAGCAAACTCAGTAGTATTACCACCCACTGAGTCCATCAAAATTTTAAGAACGTCACCTAAAGACATACCGCTAGCCATTAACTCGGCAAAACTTTTACCGGTCTTTTCCTGTAGCACATTAGCTACTTCTGACCCGTTTTTACCTAGCTCGTTTAACATTGATTTTAGATAAGTACCGGACTCTTTCGTCCTAATACCATTCTTAGTTAGGTTCGCATAGGCGGCCGCCAGGTTGTCGATATTAACCCCGTAAGCACTGGCAATAGGTATTACCTTACCCATACTAGTAGCCAACTCGTTAACTGTAGTTTTACCGTCGTTCTGAGTCTGAATTAATTTGTCTGCAATACTCCCGGCGTCTTTAGCCGATAGACCGTACGAATTTATAATAGTCGTCAAGACGTCTACGGCGTCTGACGTCTCAAGAAAACCGGCCTTAGCTAAGTTAGTAGCCGTGCCAACAAAACTAACCGCGTTAGCCGTATCGACGGAAGCGGATATTGCTTGGTATGTAGCTTCTGCAATCTCTGTGGCACTACGCCCCGTATCAGTCGACAGCTGTAACATATCCTTACTAAGCTTGTTCAATGATACTTTAGACGTGTCGGCTATAGTACCTACCTTAGCTACACCGTTACCAAAATCGGACGCCAATTTTGCTGACCCGGCTAATACTCCACCGGCTACGGCTGATATCTTGGAGAAGCTACGCCCGGCGTTCTCAATTTTACCGCCTATTCCTTGTAGACTTTCGCCGAACGCCTTAATCTGTTGCGTTCCAACTGACCCGAATTTTTTTTGCTCCTCGGTCAATCCTTTTAATTTTTGCTCGGTGTTGACTATTTCACGCTGTAGGTCCCTGTATTGTGCTTCGGTTACTTTTACCTCGCCACTGTCTACCTGTTTTAACGCCGTCTTTAGCGTCTCTAACTTTTCCTTAGTGTTACCTATCGAGGTATTAAGTAGGTCTTGCTTTTGCTTTAAAAGGGTCACGTTACCGGGGTCAAGTTTTAAAAGTGAGTTAACCCCTTTTAATTCTGACTGTAACGATTTAGCTTTACTATTAACATCACCTAAGGCCTTACTTAACTTGGTAGTATCTCCGCCTATTTGAACGGTGATACCTTTTAACTGACCAGCCATTATTTACCCCCTTTCTCAATTTGTTTAAAGTGTGAATGTAGGGCGTTAATATCCGGCTTAGTTTCCTCTAACCTATAAGCATTATCTAAATACTCCCGTCCTTTCTCAGATTGATTTAGTGAGTATATAAAAGCGTCACGCCTATATATTAAATAATCAACTATATCTAACTCTTGGACCTCTAACATATTTAACCCCGTATATTCGCTTACCAGGTGGTCGTCCCACGTTGTGACCTCGTATTTATGACCCGTACTTTCTTCTAACGGATAGTACGGGACGGCTAGTTTTTTGAAGCTTGTATTTCTGTAGTAAATTCAATATAAGCTTCTAGGAATATTATTAAATCTTCCATATCAAAAATGCTTTCTAGCTTATCACTAGAAATAGTAATATTCTCTCTGTTACGACTCATGACCTTAGCACAAATCGCGTATAATTGGTCTATACCCTCTATATCCATAGTGTCATCTGTAATAGTACTTACCTCTTTTGACAACCCTACTAGCTCTGTCAATAATTTCTTACTCGGTGTATATAGATGTATTTTAGTCTGCCTCTCGTCGTTTAATATAATCTCTAAACTTGCCTTTTTCATATTATTAAAATCTAACGCCATTTCATTCACTCCTTAATTTTTTTCTAAAAAAAGAGGGACCGTTAAGTCCCCCTTTAAATCATTTATTATACTGTCTTTTCTGTTTCTTCTATGAACGTAATCAACGTACCCTGGTCGTCTCCTGGTAGTGCCTTAAATTCTGCGTCTATTACAGTCTCCTTATCCTTCAAGAACGCCATATCAAAACCATTTTCATTTGCTCCCACTATCATTATCCAAACGTCACCGTCGGCCTTGTCGGTATGGTGGAAACACAATACATACTTCTTACCATTAGAGTTACCTGCTCCACCTATTTTTACAGTCCTTAGCTTCTTGGCGTTATCCTCTGTAACTCTAGCTGTGGAACACAACTTTTCAAGAGTCGCACCGTTCCAGGTTAATATACCGGACTTTAGGGTTACTTCCTCTTCTGTTAGTATACTCTTACTAACATATCCTAGGTCATCTTTTGCCTCATAAAATGACGGCTTGTACTCTATTGTGGCTCCGCCCTGGATATATCCCAGTCTATTAGCTTCCTTACAAATCGCACTAGTTTCCGGTAGAGTTCCTGTAAATTCCATACAGTATAATTTACCTGACCCTAGCCTTATTTTTTCAGTCTTTTTTTCTGCCATTTTTAAACTCCTCTCTTTTCTATATATTCAAACGTATAAACAGTCTGATATATATTCTCGCTGTCTATATAATATCGGTCCTCTTTTTTCCAACCGTCGACCATCAACGGGTAATAGGTGTCTAATGAATTTTCAATTTTTCTTATAACCTCTTTATCAGGCCTATACTCATACACTTCTATAGTAATTGATTTTCGTATTAGTAACGCTATATCATCACTACCGCTAACGCTGTAATCGTCATTATACACCGCATAAGTTTTCTTAGGTGGCTTGATAAATCTAGTCTTTTTATAAGTCTCATTCTTGACAAACCCGCTTGCTTCTAAAATCTTATTTACCATTTTCTATCGCCTCTGTTAACGACTTAATATAATCTTGTTCAACGTCGGTATACGCCTTTTCAACGAATTTAAAAGCCCTAGACCGCTTACCATTTCTAAGTTGGTGACCGTGTTCTAACAAGTGTGTTAGTCTGTAGTCCGCTCCGTCTACGTACCATAACTCACCATATGAGAAGCCGGTGGCCCTGTCCACGTTGTAGTTGATTTTTGACTTGATACTATCCTTATAATGTTTCTGTCTACGTCCAACTGGTGCGGTACTCTTAGTCATCTTGACTAACTTGATCATTGCTTTTTTGGTCTCGGTCTTTAGGGCTTTATTAACTATATTTTTTTGGTAGTCCGTTAGTGTCTTACTAATTGTTTCTACCAACTCGTCGGGTCGAATATTATAATCTGCCATTACTGACTCACTCCTAATAGTCTGACTGTTTTATGACGATATTGGAAATCGTCGTAATCGTAAATATCATAAATATTGCCGTTGAACAAAATTCTATATTTCTGAGTATTTAGCTCGATAACTTCAATATCTTTAAAATATCTAACTTCAAATGTTAGCTTTTGCTTGGACTGAATAGCTCCTGCACTTAAATACTCATCACCCTGTTTGCTCTTATTAACGCTAGCATGTAACGTATATAGTAATCTCCACTCTTCCGTATCCTCGTCAATTTGTTGAATTATAATCGGCTTGTCGTATACTCTTCTCATTTCTTTTTACCTCGTCTCAATTCTAATCTTAATTGTAGGCTCATATCGTCAACTAGACGCCTTGTATTACCAGTTAAAGTATTTGTCTCGGCCTGTCTATTGTCGTATAAGTCATTGGCTATGATTAACGCTAACTCCTTAGCCCTAGGATCATCAGTAGGGTAATTATCCCCAATGGACCCTTTTAGTATACTATCTGCCGTCTTAATAATACGGTTAATATTACTATCTATCATAGTATCCCGGTAGTCTATCCCTATGTAGTTACATACTTCGTCAACTGTTACTACCATTTTACCACCTCGCATTTTTTCAACCTATTTAAAGGGCCTTTAGAGGCCCTCTAAATACTTTTTAATATTAGGCTTCCGTTGATGTTATAAAACCTCTTACAATGGCGTCTGAGTCCTTTAATGTAACGTCTTCTCTTTCTATCGCTCTATAAAGTGTCAAATCTTCCTCAAATGCGTTAAGAGTGCCTATACTAGCCACGCTAGATATAGTAATAGTAGTTAACGCTCTATCCCAATAAGTAACTGCTTCGTATAGGTCACCTATGATAAATGGAATCTTCTTAGTATCAGTCGGCATATCTGCGTTAGGTACTACGAATACTGGTATAATGTTAGGTCCAACCTGTAGACCCATTGCCATAGTATCACCTGGCATTGGTGCAAGTAGATACCTACCATTAGTATCCTTAAGCGTATCTAGGTACTGTAGTCCATCATCATTAGTTACTATCTTAGATGTTGGCTTATACGCCTGTCCTAGAGTTACATTTAGGGCCTTTTTAATACCGTCTAAATTCTTTAGGTCGGTAGCTGTCTTAGTCTTAATCTTATCTAAGATTAGCTTGTTGGCAGTTACTCTTGACTCATCACCTAACCACGCCATAATTGTATTGGCTATGTTCTGGTCACTATCTGCTAATAGCTCGTTTGTAACTGGTAGGTAACCCGCGTATTTTGCTATTTCGTAAGATATTCTTTCAAACTGTGGAGTTGAATTAGCTGTAATCTTACCACCCTCGCCGACTTTTGTAAAACCTGTCTGCTGAACTCTCTTCTTGTACGTTCTCTGACCCTTGTTAGTATTTACTTTTTCAACGCTTACCAAGTCTAGTAATGACGCCTTAGCTGTCTTGTATTCGTTTATCTTAGTCTGAATATCTTCCGGTACTACATATCCACCGTCTGCTGGTACTCCCTCGGCTAACTTTCCAGCCTTAACAATAAACCCATTTCTAGCGTCTTCTGCAAATTTTTCTATTGCTGATTTTTCTACTTCCTTAGTCTTTAAGTCTTTAACCTGGTTATCTGTAGGCGTATTCTCTTCCTTACTAAGCTTGTAAAGTCTTTCTTCGGTGTCGTATTCTTTTTGCAATGCTTCCACTTCATCTAGTAAAGCAGCCGCCTTATCTAAGTCCTTGTTTTCTTCTTCCATGAAAAACTTAGCCTGGATAGTCTTTTCATTAATTGCGTTTAGTAATTCTCTCATTTTCTTATTCATTGTTTTTGTCCCCCTTAATTTTTTTCACTTAAAAAAGATACGACTTTAGCTAATCTATCTTTAACCTGCGTATCTTTTACCATTTTGTCATCTTCGATTGTTGTATTTTCTTCTTTTGGTATTTCTTCTACTGGCTTAGTAAAACCTATACTCTTAGTTGTTCCGGCTCTAGGCTGTGCCGGCACTGCCACAAATGATAATTCGTATGCTTCACTCGCCCCGTCAAGCAACATCTTACATCTTTTCTTAGTTGACTTGCCGTTAGCGTCTACCTGGTCATATTCTCTACCTGGCCAGTGTCGGCAATACTCTTTCATATTGTCGCACCCACATATACTACATACCATTTTTTTAGCCACCGTTGACGTTGATACTTCTTTCTTAATACCGCCTTTTATTTCAGTAATTAAGTCTTTATTTGAGTCGGTAACCATGATATATATCTTGGCCACTAAATCGGTGTGTAACTCGCCTAACTCTGTAGTCTTGTTAGCGTTTTGCACTAACTCAGTATCGTATACCCTAGCTATCTGATTATCTGACTTTCTATCATGGTCTTTTAACATTGTCTTACCAGGATATAGCTTTTTAAGGTCCTGTAACGCCTTTAGATTAAACGGCATAAAATTTCTGTCGTCTTGCTCGTTGTCTGCTATAACTGCCTTAAATGTAAAGACTTCTTCGGCTGTAATCGGTGTTAAAGTATACTTATTAATCTTTTTCAAATCGTCCTCGGTAATCTCGAGTGGTGATATCTTAGATACTTTAGTAATTACGCCTGGTATAGCGTTAGGGTCGTTGAAATTCAACTTGTCCTCATTCATTATTAGTTATCCCCCTTTCCCTCATCAGTTGATAAGTTATTTGCGTCCTTATCCAGGTTTATATCCCCGTTACTCGTGTCCGTCTTAATATATTGTATTCCAGCCAACTCGACCGGTATACTTGCTCCATTACCTAATAGCTTGTCGCCCCCTGGCTTAGTCTCAAGGTCTAACATTGCCCTTGCCTCGTTAGGTGTATAGATAAAGCCGGCTACTCCTTTTGATAGTGTTTCAATCTGAGTTGATAAGTCGGCTCTCAGTATCACATTAACATTAAATTTAACATGAACGCCGTTTAATATCTCGGCTCGGCTAAGTAGTTTGTATGTAATCTCTTCCTCATACTGTTTGATAATATAAAGTAGAGTATCTACATAAAAACTTAACTGCTGTATTTCAGTACTAGCGTACGACGATTTAGTATAGTCACCTATTTGATATGGTTTAATTCCAAATGCACTAGCTATCTGTAACGCTGTGTATTGCTTAACTTCGATAAACTGGTTGTCGGCCAGTTTTACATTTAACGGCGTTAACTGTGCACCTAGTGGAATAGGTATAATATTCTCTATTCCCTCGTTAGCAAGTCCACCTTTACTGTATGACTCGATACCGGCTACAAATGTCTTTACGTTTTCGTCATTCAGATTACCCGTATATTGCAACACGGCCTTAGCTGTAAAGCCTGAATCGTACATCTTTTCAACAAGCTTTTGCGACTTAACCCCGCCTTTTAATGTAGTACTCAACTGCTCTTGAATTGGTATCCCGATTAAGCCGTCAAACGTGTTACTAGTCTTAAAATGTAGTATTTCTTCTGACCCGAATTTATACACTTTACCGCCCGCATAATATAAATAATATACGTCCGGTTGGTTGGCTAAAATAAGGGCGTCATCATACCATACTTTTACCTCGGTACTTGGTAATATCCATAACTTTTGGTTATCACCTACCCCCTGTATCCAAACATAGGCATTACCATAATGATTACGGTTGTACTCTACGGTAGACCAAAATATAGAAGCTGTCATATGCGGGTTAGGTCTATCGTGTAATAAGGTATATAAGCAATGGTCTCTAAGCGTTGTAACTCCTCTATTTTCGTTGTGTTGTAGTATTTTGAGTGGTAGTTTACCTATCGACTCAGATAATACTTTCAAGCACGAGAAATAAGTAGCCTCGCTTAAATTATTACTTCCCGCGTCTGCGTCAATTCCTAGGAATTTGTAAAGGTCGTTTAACTCAATATTCTTATTACTACCCTTATTTATGATACCTAGTTTTGACAGCGTTTTAGAAAATATATTCAAGTATAATCTCCTTTCTAAAATATCGTGTGATTAATTGTCTGTTTTCCAACCCATAGCTTTCAAATATCTATCCATTTCAGAATCTATATTTACTATTACTGACTGCTTATTTTTCAGTCTACACGCGTGGGCGTCTATAGTGGCGTCTACTGGGTCTATTCTTGCACATCTAGAATTAGGTTTTTTATCGACCTTAATTTCGTCAAATGAATTTCTAACAATGCTCGCATTTAAGAATGACCAACTTAGTAACTCGTCATTTTTGTTGTACTCAATATCCCCACTTTTAACGAGTAATTGCATATCTATTGTAGCGTCGTTTAAGTACCTGGCCGACTGTGTGATTATTACCACTGGACATCCGAACTCCTCTAAATCTGCTAATATACCGTCTGCATTGTGAGGGTCAATACCTATACCCAAAAATGTTAGGTTATACTCTTCTTTTATCTCTTTTAGATGTTTGATTATGAATTTATAATCGTTCTTGTAATCGGTAGCTCCACCGGTGACGGTGATTAACTCCATTTGTTCCCATAAGTCATACGGTGCTAAGTCGGTGGCAATATGCTCTTCAAGTCGACCCCTAGGCATGAATGAATGAGAATATATAAAATACTTCTCCTTTTGCTCCTGGGCGTCATTAACGTAAGGCTCTGCAAACTCTAACGAATATGTCGTAAGGTCCCCGCCACTTGATAGGTCGAGACCTACATAGCACGATTTACCCCTAAAATCGTCAAGCGTTCTGTTACTTCCGCACTCGGCCCATTTATCGGCTTGTATGAATTGATTGTCTGCATTTTGTACCCACATATTTAAGCATTTTGTAATAAAGTCTCTTAGGTCACTACCGCCCATATCCTTGGCCGTCTGTGCGTCGACTTTTAAGGTCTCAAATCGTTCAGCGTCGGCACTAATAAACGGGTTGGCTTTCTTCCAGTTTTCCGGGTCCCAAATATCGTCGGTCGGGTCTAGACAATAGATATCTACAAAAAAGTCATCTGCTGTAACTCCACCTTGTAAAATATTAATACAATAGTCGTCCATTTCCTTACAAAATGAATTAAGGTTATCCCCTCTAGTTGTAATCATGGATACTAACGTCTCGGGTAATGCTCTTGTGCCGTTATACAACGCCTTATATATCTTGTTATCTCGGTGCTGGTGTATCTCGTCTATCGAACTGTAGATACTTCTAAAGCCGTCTTCCAAACCGGCCTCACGACTGAGGGCCTCAATGGTACAGTTGGTATTAAGGGCCAATACAGTTGACTTGTAGTCTTTAATTTCGAAATAGTCGCCCAGGTCGTCATCAATGGTTATAAATTTACTCATTTCTTCCCACGCCAGGCGAGCCTGTCTTTTCTTGGTGGCAACGGTAAATAATTTACCGTAATTATATCCACCAAAACCGGCTATATAAGTACCAATAATACCATTCTCAAAGGTCTTACCGTTCTGCCTTGCCATTGATTTATAACGACGTCGGAATCGGCGTTTATTATTACTAGTCTTATACCAGCCGAATGTACAGCCTAGGTCAAATGCTTGCGAATCTAATAAAGTTAACGCCTTAGGCTTATCACCCTCGGCAATGGTTAGCGACTCTGCGAACGCTATTATTTCGTTGGCCTTGTCGGGGTTATAGTAATACGGGAACTGGTCAGTATTCTGACGGTCTAAGTCGTTTAAGTGCCTTTTACAAGCGAGACGGTGTAACTCTCCACTTGGTATTTTTTCTGCTACTACTTCTCGGGCATATCTAGTCACTCTGTCGTTTGTTAGTAAACTACTCATTATCCGGCTGTTACCTTTTCAAATTTTTTAAATTTATTTTCCTTAGGTGCTTCCTTGTTTATTTCCGGAATGACTAATTTACAACGACTTGAAATAGTAAGCCCTAAATCGCTAGCACAAGTACGACACTGCTTAAAGAATTTATCTTGCAAATTAGACCACTTAAACAAGGTATCCACATCTGATTGAACTTCTTTTTTTCGCAACTGCTTAACCGCATTTAGGTATAAGTCGTTAGATATGATATACCTGGCGAGTGCGTCTATATCGGTCTCTCCCATGATTTTTAATTTGATTAGCTTGTTAGCAATATTATTAAATTCTTTCTTTTGCTTAGCCGTTAAATAGCTCGGTGCTTCGATATTGTCGGTAATTGGTTTAACTTCACTTTCTCGACGGAAATTAATTTCTTCTTTTGTCAAGTGCTTTTTACCATTTGCTATCACCAACTCGATCGGCTGTTTATTTCGTCCCATACTTTCACCCCCTAACCTAAATAGTGTCAAATATAATAATCAAAAATAAAATAAAGGGACTTTTTTCTACGTTGTCCCCCCCTGTACCGTTATCCCCTGACTTTCTCCATAGAATTTATACCACCCCTACACTCTCTGAAGCATTTAAAGGTATCTATAAGATGTTTTAATCTCTTTCTTGATATTTTATATGCCTATAAAATTAAAACGCCTTAGAATGGCTTTTAGAGGCTTTAAATCTATTATGTCTATCATTGTGACAAGACTTGCATAATAATTCTAGATTGTCATAGTCTAGTCGTCTGTTCCAGCCGTCATCAGTCTGTATCGGTACAACATGATGTACTTCACTTGCTACTTGTCCACACTGTTCACACCTAAACGCTTTGTCTTGCGTGTACGTCATGGAGAGTACTCGCCATTCCTTAGAGTTATAGAACCTAGTATACTTAGGGTCTCTAGTCCTGTTATACTTCCGGTTACTTCTCTTAATTGACTCTTGCCGTCTTTTGGCTTGCTCTTCTTCAACTACCACTCTACACCCCTGGCAATAGGTACCCCCGTATTGAATTAGGACCCCACACCTGGGACACGATTTTAATAACACTGTATCACCCCACACGATACCACCCCCTAACATGACCAATGACAAAAAGACCTAAGTTATACTTAGGCCTTAATGTATCGGTTAGTTTGGCAGGTGATGTATTATGAATAACTACTAGCTATCCACAATACCATTGTACAATACAAAATTAAAATACTTAATGTTATATTACTGTTACTTTAATGATTTATCATTATCATAATTCAATAACTGAGTAATTGCGTCTGAATATAATTTATACGTATGGCGTAAGCCATAACCCATATTATCGGCTATATCTTCCATGTCCATGCAATCTATGAAATAGGCTTCTAATATTTCACAATATCTAGGGTCGTCAATATTATCTATTTCGTTTATTATTTCACACTTTATACGCTCACCCTTACTAACTAATTTATCTATTCTTTTTTCCAAGTCAACCTTATCAGCCATTAAATCATCTAAACTAATAGGACCACCTTTAGGCATATCAGAATAATTTATTGGCTTAGGACTTTTTAGTCTTGACTCTAAAACATATAATTTATTTTGTAGTCTGATTATACATGATTTATTTTTTCTGAATCGCTTTAAAAAAAATTTCTTTTGCCTGGTTAATTTTTGTATATCGTCCACGTGTTCACCCCCTAGATTTTATACACCCCATTTTACACCTCATTTTACAAAAATAACAAAATCACAAAAAAAATCGCAACTCTTATATATATTTATATTTTCTTATATTTTTTATATATATTATATATATTTATTAAATATATATAGAAGTTAGTAATATTTTTGTTATTATGTTATATTTAGAATAACTATGTAGTATTTCCAACGGTTTTAGAGTTTAAAAATATAACAAAAACCATAACAAAAACTATAACAAAAACTTTTTAGGCACCCAGTTTTTGTTATGACTGTTTATACCTAAAACAATTTCACCTACTAATTAACAAAAACTTTTTGTTATTTTAACAAAAACTTTACCCTGTTTTTGTTATGTTTTTGTTATAAATCTCTTACCATAATTTGACTTTTTTTTCGATTTTTGACTGCTTCACATCTATTATTTTTTGATTTCTTGACCCTCTAAATTGTAGTGATATATCTTTTTGACTCTCTATAAATTTACCGTCTATAACCACATCTACATAGTCAAATAATTCTAGATTTTGAAAATCTTCATATAGATAGCCTGTATATATCCATATAGATTTATCACTATTTATAGTCTTAATTGTCCTACATATCGCCGTCACCGTCGGCAGATTTTCCGGCTCTAAAGGGTCACCCCCTAATATTGTTAGTCCGGAAATGTAGGGCTTTTCTAAGCCAATTAATATATCTGTTAGGGTCGATAGCGTGAATTTTTTACCAAAATTAAAGTCCCAAGTCTCAGGGTTGAAACAACCTTTACAACGATTGCGACACCCTGAGACAAACAAACTTACTCTAACTCCTGGGCCATTGGCTATATCGGTATACTTAATTTCCCCGTAATTCATAGCTCTATTTTACAAGTGTAACACTCGGTCGTTTATTTCTTGAGTACGGCCTTGATTCCAAAAATTAGATCCTATATATCCACATGTACGACGCGTAACGGTCATATGATCCTGGTTAGTATTTCCACAATTAGGGCACTGCCACGTTAGCTTACCATGACTATTATTTACTATTTTAATCTCACCCTCGAAATTACAAACGTGGCAATAGTCAAACTTAGTATTTATCTCGGCATACATGATAGTATTGTAGATATGCTTGATTACCTCTAACACGGCATCTAAGTTATTTATCATATTAGGCACCTCTACATAACTAATCGCACCACCTGGACTAAGTGGTTGGAACTGTGACTCTAAGGATAACTTACTAAATGCGTCGATTTCTTCTCTTACGTTCACATGGTAGGAATTAGTGATATAATTCTTATCTGTTATACCTGGTATTATCCCGTGACGCTTCTGTAGTGCCTTAGCAAACTTATAAGTAGTTGACTCTAGAGGCGTACCGTATAAGCTAAAATCTATATTAGTCTCTTCTTTCCACTTATTAGTATACTTATTAAGTATCTCCATTAACCCTAGGGCAAATGGTAAACCTGCATTAGCTTCAGTATGACTTTCGCCTGTCATATATTTTACACACTCGTATAGTCCGGCGTATCCTAACGATATAGTAGAATACCCGCCGTATAAAAGAGGGTCTATAACCTCTCCTTTATTTAGTCTTGCTATCGCTCCATACTGCCATAATATCGGGGCCACGTCTGACGGCGTGCCTTTTAGTCTATTATGTCTGGCCATTAGGGCCTTATAGCATATAGCCAATCTCTCATCTAATATCTTATAAAACGCGTCAAGCTCGCCATTAGACGATATGGCCACATCTACTAAATTAATAGTAACGACACCCTGGTTAAATCTTCCGTAATATTTGTGGCCAGGCTTGTAATTATTAGCTCTTGCGATATTGCTAGTAGTTCTATCGGGTGTTAGAAATGACCTACACCCCATACAAGTATATACGTCGCCTTTTAACTCTCTCATAACCTTAGCCGATATATAATCGGGTACCATTCTCTTAGCTGTGCACTCGGCCGATAACTTAGTTAGGTAGTAATACTCACTGTTAGGGTGGACGTTGTTTTCATCTAAGCAATATATAAGCTTAGGAAACGCCGGGGCCACCCACTGGCCAACCTCGTTTTTAACGCCTTTTATTCTCTGCCTTAATACTTCCTCTATGATAGTAGCTAAATCGTCTCTTACGCGTCCTTGTGGGGCCTCGTTGATATTCATGTAGACCGTAACAAACGGGGCTTGTCCGTTGGTAGTCATTAGAGTTACAACTTGATATTGAATGGTCTGTACCCCTCTTTTAATATCTTCTTTTACCAGCTTTTCTATAAATTCGTACCACTCTTGATTACTCATAGTAGGCTTGATATTGCTAAATGTAGCTATATACTTTTCTCTAGTAGCTTGTACAAACGGTGCAAGGTGGGCCAAACTTATGCTCTGTCCTCCGTATTGGCCACTTGCCACCTGGGCAATTATCTGCGTAGCTATGTTACACGCTGTGGAAAAACAATGCGGACGCTCTATCATAGTACCGGATATAACTGTCCCGTTTTGTAGCATGTCTTCTAGGTTGACCAGGCAACAGTTATACGCGTGTTGTGCGTAATAGTCCATATCGTGAAAATGAATTAACCCTTGATCGTGGGCGTCTATAATCTCCTTACTCAAGAATTTACGCCTTGATAAGTCTTTACTAATGGCCCCGGCCATGTAATCACGCTGAGTAGATATAATAGTAGGGTTCTTATTACTATTCTCTTGTTTTATATCTTCGTTCTCGCACTCTATAAGGGTCAATATTTCATCATCTATAGTATTTGTGGCCCTTATCTTCTCGCGGTCATATCTGTAGCGTACATAAGCTCTTGATAACTCATATGTACTAAATTGCATAAGCACTTCTTCGACTATATCCTGAATATCTTCTACCTGAATAGCATTGTTCTTACCTAATTTATTACACTTATCCAGTACAATCTCCACCAGGCCCTCTATATAAGCGTCGCTTAACTTAATATCATTAGATAAACTCGCGTTAGCTTTTGATATAGCATTAATAATTTTAGTTATATCAAATTCTACTTCCTTACCATTTCTTTTTATTACTAGCATTTTTACCTACTTTCTTTTATACATATCATTTATATTTAACTGCTCGTATACTTCTTTAGACACACTATATCTAAGCAATTCGTTGTACTTGTCCTTAACAACTATATAATATCGCTCTAAATATCGTTCACCGTCTCGTATCTCCTCAGGCATATGCTCCTTTTGGACGACCTTACCGATATACAAATCGTCACGCCTTTCTTGAATAATAGCCCTTGCTCCAATGCTACTGAATACCAATAACCATATCAAACTTATTACCATTGCTAGGTTAACGGCTTTTTCTGAAATTCTAATATCTGAACCATTCATTTTCTTTACCCCTCTATCCTAAACCAATATTTCTTTAACCTATCTTCGCCGATTTCATCTATTACTTTTTGTGCTATTTCTTCTGATTCAAAATAAGGGACTCCACAATCTATACTCCAATAATAATCAATCTCTGCTGTTTTACCACCGCGATTACACACTAAGAAATAATTAGTCTTACCATCTTCAAATGGTCTGCTATACTTCCTCATAATAGCCTCTATCTTACGTCTTTCAAGTTCAAATTCTGCTTCCTCTTTAGTCAAGAACGCGTTGCCCAAATACCTGAATAATCTATCTATACTACTGCTAAAAGTACATAGTATTATAGCTCCATTGTGATATAGACGGTAATATTCTTCTTCATCTTTTGTTTTTAAGTCCCAAATGCTTTTTACTTGGTCCTGGTTAGCTTCTTTTATCATCTGCTTTACTTCTTCATTTAACTCTTTCTTAAATGCTTCTGTTCTCTCAATTACGTATTTTTTAATATCTTCAATTAACATTTTAATATCTCCTTATTATAGTTTTTCCATAAAATATCTTTTGCCGTCGCTCTTTTGTAATGGCTTATCATCTAGTCCAAATCGGTCAATCACTTCTTTATAGAACCCTTTTTTACCGGTAATATTGTTAGATTTAATCCCGGATAATTTACACCAGTCGGCAAACTCGCTATACAATACATCTTTTGGCTTCTCTAATACCTCTATTTCCGTTAACTCCTGGTCATCTAAATAGGTTAGCACTGTAGAATTATCTATTTTATATTTGTTAAGGGCTAACTTCACTCTGTTAGGCTCTGTAAATTTGCCTCGTGTAATCAGTCGTCTAGCTCCTCTAATGGCCAAATTAAGTAAATAGCTTAGGGCCTCGTCTGTTGTAATCTTATCTCCTATCAACGGGTCATAGTCTTCGTCATCAATGGTAAACACGGCGTCGAATGGTATTAATAGCCAACGACGGTAAAAACCGTCTGACTTATCGAATGACCTAGGAATGTTATTACAACTATATATATGAGTTGCGTACGGCTCTATTGTGTAGGGCCTTTCACCCTTACGCTCAACCATTATTGAATTACCGGAAAACAGCTTTTTAAGTGTACCGGTATCTTTTATAGTCACATTGTCTATATCGTCTCCTATGTTGGCCAGTTTGTTCTCAAGCTCGGCCGTATTAAATCGGTCTGTCACCTTTTCAAGTGCAATCGCCGAATAATTACGTCCGCCTAAAAACGTCTTAATTAAGTCTAATATTGTACTCTTACCATTAGACCCACCCCCATAGAATAAAAAAGCTTTTTGATATTTACTATGCTTCAGTAGAGTAGCTCCTAGCATTTCTTCAAATAGATTTATTACTTCTCTATCGGCTAGAAATACCCTATTTAACATCTTGTCTAGGTCTGCACAATATGCTGTTGCGTCGTATGTTACGGGTAACTGTGAGAAATCGATAATCGACTTATCAAACGGTAGACACTCGTTAGTTTTGAGGTTGAACCTGGTATTTTTAACATTTATAATGTACGGGTTTAACTTCAAGTCTTTTGAACTGATACGCTCCATATCATTAATATAAGATACTACTTCGTTACGCTGATTATTTTTAATCGCATATACCTTACTGCGTATGTACTTACCTAAGGTCTCACAAGGCACGTAACAACCGTTCTTATACTCATGAATAGTATTGTTATAGTTGATTAAGCTATGCTCTTCTATAAGCTCCTCAGCTATTTCTACATGATTGAAATTAGCCTTTTTAATCTGTGCCTGTATCTCCTCGTCGGGCTTAAACGCCTCGTCTCTACATATACTCGCTATCTCCGACTCGCTAAGAGGATCCTCAAATATATAGTCGTTGATAATTGGTATAGTCTCTCTTATCTCATCTCTAGTAAAACCCTTGGCTTGTAGGTATACAATGTAGTCAAATAATTCTTGATTACGACCTGACCCGTCGCCCATACCTTTGAAATTAAACTTATTAGCTGGTGTACTAATAGCACTTAGCCACTTAGGGACTTCCTGGATATCTTTCATTTTAACCTGTCTTATCCATTCTCTTGGCTCCCCGTCTTGTTTGATTTTGACGTACGCGTTACGCCCCCCGCTTTTACGGTCACAATATAACCCTATGGCCAATCTCTGCTTGATGAAATTCTTAGGCTCTTTCTCAGAAGCTTTAAACCAGCAATGGATACCCCTAGTCGTTTTCATTACCTTAGTTTTAAGGTCTAGGGCGTCTACTATTTTTAACATTAACTCGGCGTCGCTAGTAGTATCAAAATCAAGTACTATATAACCTTTAGGGACCACTACAGCCACATTATCAAACGCCATGGCCTCATCTTTAGTATATGTACCCTCTCCGTCCTTAAAACTGTGTGTAGGCGTCTTATTATTCAATATAATGTATTGCACTTACCCACCCCCTATTTACTCTTGCTAACCTCTACGTCTATCATCTTATCTATATAAGTCTTAACTTTCCTTAGGTCTTTTAACCTATCCTCGCCAGGTTTTTTACCTGCTCTTTTTAGATATTTCAAAATTGACCCTGCGTAAAAATCTAACTGCCAATCGTCTATTACGTCAAATGGTGATATTTTACTATCGTTGTAATATCTAGGTCTAATGTTCTCTATTTTCTTATCCATTGTATTTATCTCCATATCTTACCAGTCTTTTTATCCTTTACAGTAATACGCCCCTCGACGTGAAAATTAGCTAACTCACATATACAAAATATAGTTGTTAGTAGCTTCTTGAATCTCTCCTCGGCCAGTTTTTCCTTATCTACTTTCTTAATAGCCTCGTACGCCGTCAAATCTTTACAGCCGGACGCGTTTAGCTTATTCTTATCCACTTCATATTACCCCCTATCTATACACCCAATATCTTACTGGCTATCATGTCGGCCGTATGAGTAAATAATACGTTAGGGTATTTCTCAATAGATCTACCGTAATAGTCCCACATCTTCGTATCTTTCTCATAGGCTCCCATATGCCACCTAATACAAGCTATTTCTTCGTCCGTCAATCTTAAATGGTGCTGTACCATGATTATTGACTTGTCCCCGTGTCCTGGTATTATCAAATCATCTTTGTACATATACCTGTTATGCTCATAATCCCACTCGTATAGGTCGCATTTGCAAATATCGTGATACATACCTATAATATATGGACTCTCGGGCCTTTCCCACGTTAGACCTAATTTGTCTGTTAACTCTAATAACATTTCTGTTACTTTCAAGCTATGGTCAAATAACCCGCCCTCATAATCACCATGGTATTTAGTGCTTGCTGGTGCTGTGAAAAAGCCCATATCAATTAATATTTGTCTGTCTATTCTAGTGTGAATTGGCATTATTTCCTTGTACTTAATTAATCTATCTCTCATATCCATGTTTTAATCTCTCCACTATCTCTATAAAGTCATCTATCGTATAAGGTGAGAAATGCAAGCCGTTTGACTTCTCTATCCTACGTTTATGAATAACTTGGTCATCTTGCAAATCATTCTTGCCTACTTTTAACTCGAACGCTACGAACTTACCATTTATACAAGTTATCAGGTCGGGCTTACCTTTCCCGGTAAACCCGTCCCCGAACTGATTTATATAATATATTTTGTTTTCTTTTAGGTAGGCTATCGCTTTATCTTGTAACTTCTTCTCAGGCTTTCCCATAATTTACAACTCGTCTAACTCGTCAATGTCATCTAACTCGTCAAGGTCGTTGTCGTTCTCATCTACTGGGTCTACCTTACCCTTAGTACTATTGAACCCACTAGCTGACGTGTAATCTTTTAGTCTTACTGCTGTAGCCTCTTGACCTGCTTTTTCGCCACTTGTACGCGTGTACGTTTCATGAGTAACATTAGCCTGGATATAACACCCCACAATATCTTGTGTGTCTATTTCTTCTACCTGGAAATTGTTAAGGCACACTCTAGCAAAATATGACCATGCTTTTAACGCCCCCTCGTTAATATCCCCGTTGGCCTTAGTAAAGCTAAAATTTTCAAAATGCTTTTCACCACTAGACGTCTGTAAAGTAACTTTTAACTTGCCGTAATCGTCATACTTAGACTCGTCTACTTCCATTACCTTAAATATTGTTGTTCCCTCAGGAATTATAGTAAATGTATTTTCTGCTAATTTCATTTTTGCCATTGTAATCTACCCCCTAATTATTAATAATTTAATAATGTTTCACTTATAAACCCGATTATTTTATTTCCTACACGGTCTGTAACTAATATGAACTTTTCAGTATTATTTTCTGATGTTTCAATTTCCAAATATACTAATCTGTCATTTTTTTCAATTAGTCCAAAATTTTCATTTCTTATACCTATCTCGTCATCTAATTCAGTCTTGAATACTCTTACTATTTCAGATGGTTTAGAATCTGCATAAGGTAACGACGCCCTGAATAAACTTAACTCGTCATCTTCGATATCTGCTTTTAATATAGCCCTAATTAAGTCGTTAGGCTCGTTCACATCTCCAAATGGTTTTACCCCCTCAGGTACAAGCATACCTACACCATTGCATATTAACCACGCTTCATCACCATTACTAACTATCTTTCCGTGTACCCCAACTCTTTTTACAAATTTTTCAAACTTCATAATTTACCTCTTTTCTTTTATTTATCTTTTCCTACTACCGGACAAATCGCACCTAATAAAATTTCTTGCGACTCGTCCCATATTGTTATAGGTGTTGTATTTTTCTCATGGACCATTACCACATAATCACTACCGAATAACTTTAACTTACTTTCGTCTACATAAGTAGAATGCTCACCGTCAACAGCCTTGTACTCTACAATTACTACTTCTTTTGCCCCTACTTTTGATTTTCTAATGTTGCCCGTCTGCTCGGCCACATGGTAGTTATCTTTTTTCTTAAACGTATCCATTCCTAAATAACCAGGTTTTAGCAAAATTGTTTCTTTTAGCTTGGCCAAATCACATATTATTTTAGAACTGGGAACAAGTAACATATAACTAGGCTCAGGCATTACAATATAATCACCTTCATAATCTCCTATCAGTAGTTGACTGTTCTTTTTGAAATGTTCTTTTACGATTAACTCGTTTATTTTCTTGTACTCCATGTTAACCCCCTATTCAATACTAGCCGTCTTTAGCGTATATACTTCTGATGTTTTCTTATACTTGTCGTACACGTCCGGCAATTCTTTTTTTAACTTCGACTGGTCTAGTGATGTCCTGTTTGACTTAGCTAGCGTCCACGTGTGCTTTTTAGAGGATATCTCTACCTTAGTGTCACCATCTCTAAATTGACCTGTCATAGACTGCTTAACCATTCCTTGTATCTCTTTCAATCTATCTTTTTTGTCCTTGATTTTAGCTTCTGCCTTATCGATTGACGCTATCAACTTATCTGCCTCATTCATTAGCTTTTGGATATCCTCGTCCTTGGCCTCTGTAACATTCTTTCTTAACTCTTTTAGAATGTCGGCGTCTTTCTTCTCGTCAAACTCGGGAGATATTCCAGTTAATACGTGCTTGTCCCAAAATTTTAACGCCGGATCTATATAAGACTCTTTAAAAGTCGGGTACTCCTCGGCCAAACTAAACTCGACCACTACAGTATTGTCAATAGTAGGGACAAAATTTTCAGGACTAGCATAGTCCTTATCTGTCAAGAATGAACAAGTCATAACTACATTATCAAACCCTAGTAGGTAGGCGTATAGACACGCCTGTAGCTTATAATATATCGGTGGCTCTACTTGGCCGTCTACGCCTTTCCAGTCCTCAACTCTCTTAGTTGTCTTAACTTCTACTACAAAATCGTCACCGATAAAATCCCACATTCCCCCCAGTGCCTTGGTGTCGTGGAAGAAATCGCCCCATGTTTTCTTGAAATAATCGGGACCATATACATCTGTAGGACTCTTAATATCCATAAAATACCTAGCCTTTAAATAGTCGCTTATTTTCGGCTCTATCGTCTTACCAGCTATAGTATAGATATTATCTTCAAATGGTTCTTCGTACGTCCTGGTCATCTCACACCACGCTTTAAACGGTGTAGACCAGCTGTTAAACCCTAGTATTGAAGCGAACCTAGTAGCCGTTAATTTCTTCGGCCTCTTAGGTGGTTCGACCTTAATTGTGTTATTTTCTAAAAACTTCATTTATACATCACCTCTACTATTATCTAATTACCTTAGCTTTAAAATTCTTTTTCTTCTTACTCTTAAAACTTCTATTATTTGTTTTAATAGGGTCGTTTTTAATTATTGCCGTTGAAATAGTAACTATCTCTGACCCTCTAAAACTCATAATCTCACCTGTCCCACTATCTGTTACTAAATTCCAATCGCCGAACCTATCCGCCGTATTATCTTCGTTTAATTTATTGACGCTATACGGCGTGTCTGTCCTAAATGCTAAGGTCTTACCATTTTTGAACGATATAACGTTTAAATACATCTTTTACTCCTTCCATTAACGCTTTAGCGTTAATTCAAAATATAATTATTCTACTACCTTTTCTCCTATTTCTATTAATAAGGCGTCTGCCTCTGACTTAGTTAGGCCTTGCTTTACTTTCTTGACTGTAGCACTGATGTACTTAGAATATTTCTTCTCCAGGTCATCATCAAATACCTTATTGTCCTTATCCATGTACTTGGCCCTTAACTTCTTCAAACCATTTGTAATGGCTGTTTTTTGAGTCTTAGTAAACTCGCCATCCTGGTCGGTTAGCTCTTCTTTTACCTCTTCTCTCTCCTCATTAGTGGCCGGCCTGTTTGACTTCTTAGCTGTGTTCTTAGTCGGCTTACCGTCCTCGTCTACTGGCTTACCTGTAGTCTCTTCTATCCCGTCGCTCTCGATAATATCTAGTGCTAGTACATATAGATATCTTCTTATATAAGTCTGAACGGCTCCTACTTTTTGGATAGGGTTTTTAATCATTGATTCATCAGGTGCCAACTGGCTGCTAAATACTATTACCTCGTCTGTGTTGTCGGTATTAAATATCTGTAGCACTGCTTCGTTGTCTGTAAAGGATATAATATCCGATAAGCCTAAGTCTTTAAATATTTTTTGCTTGATAGGTATTATTTCATCTAAGGTAAAATACTTATACTCTGCGTACCTATTAATACCTGTCTTTTTTAACCCGGCGTTTAAAAACTGCTCTCTTGCTAATAACAGTTTTTCAAATACATTTTTAGATGTTGCTTTTGCTGTTGCCATTATTACTATCTCCTTTTCTATTTTATCTAGTTTATTTTTGACTTTTCGGTCAATATTAATATATTTATCTATACGGCTATTAGCCATATTGATATAATATTCTAGGTCTAACTTATCTACAGTTAACTTATTAGTGTTATCTATATAAGCGTGAGTCGGACACTCTGAAATTATTTCTTCTTGCCATTTAGGCGGGTCTACTGGGACCTCGTCCATTTTACCAGTCTCTTTATTTTTCTTACGCTTAAACTTAACTAACTTACCTTTTACTATCTGTCCATATGTCGGGTCTTTTACGGCGTATACTCGGTTAACTTTTTGAACTTCGTATTTTTCACTATTGATATAGTGATATGTCCCGTCGAATGTACCGCCAGTTTTTACTATCTGCTGAAATTTTAGTATATCCTTACAGTTACTTATAGTATCTCTTGTCGGTATACCGTTAACCAAAAACTCAACTATAGCCTTATGAACTATCGATAGCGAATTTGTTTTAAAATTACCGCCTTTATATAGTGAGACAAAACCGCCTTTAGTTTTAATTGACCCGTCGGCTTTTATACCTATATAATTATTAACGTCTTTTTGAATGACCTTAGTAAAATCGTCTCGCTCCATTTCAAACTTAGTGACCTTACACCACTCGCTCACTATCTGCTCGGACGTGTCTACTTCCTTACGGTCAATACTAAACATAATACCGTCGGTATTGATATTTATAAAATCTATCGTCTCGCACGCCCTAGCCAGTCTTACAATTAACATTGTCATAGCTAATTGGTTACTTATACATACTGATCTACCGGCCCACCTATCGGCTAAATCGTTGTATTTATTTAACATAGCTCCGTATACGGTGTTAACAACTAATTTCAACGCTCCGGCTTGCTTCTTTTCCCCATTTCTTTTATACTCAAGTCGCCTTTTTACGAGTGACTCGTACGCCTTAGCGTCTGCCATTGACCTAGAACAGTAGCCAAAATTAATCATTGAACTAGGGTATAGACTAGCTACGTCCTGGTTAATAATTACTCGCTCCTCGTCTTCTTCGACGGTAATACAAGGCTTAGCACCATGTACTCCACCCCATGCGTATGTCACGGGACAAGTTCCATATGAGGTCGTGAACTTCACATCTAAGGTCATTCCCTTAGATCCTGGCGACCCGAATAATTTAGCGTCGGGTATTGATTTGTCATGTATTAAATTGAAGAAATTAAGTACTTCTTGTGGTATGTCGTTTACGTCGATATTATCAGGAATTATATAATCTCTCTCGTCTGTACGCTTAACCAATTTAGCACCTAGCACCTTGGCCGATAGCTTAGCGTTAGTTAGTCCTACCGCTTCTTGAGGACTTAGGCCGTACATCTCTCCTACTAATATCTTAGCGTTAATATAATCGTCCAGTCTTTCATGATAAAGGCGTATCGTACTGTCCACGTCATACTTACAATATTTAATTACTTCTTCTAACTCTCCAGGTTTTAACTTTCTATCTATGTCAAAACTAACTGAAGACTCTACAATAGGTAGTCCTAAATTGCCCTCGATAGACTTTAAGGATATTCCTATATCGGCTATATCGTCTCTTAAATCAAATGTAGGAACGGGTAATTTCTTATATGATACAAATGGAAATTCCCAGGCGTTGTTGCCATTTATAATATAGTCGTTGTGCCGTTTTACTTCGATATTAGATCCACCTAAGTACATAGTTAGTAATATCCAGTTATCGTAATGCTTGTTATTAAACCCACCTAAAATTATATTAGGCTGACTTAGGAAGCTCCTAAGGTGATTATTGTCATTATGTATTACAATATGGTCGCTATTCTCTTCGGGACGCCTAAATACTACTATCCAGTCATCAGCAAATACCTCAATGTCATATATGTAAATATTCATTCCTCATCTACCTCAATCTTAAATATAATAGGCTTGCTTACGGCTCCTATTAAGTGTTTTCTTACAGTGCTATAAGATAACCCCGATTTCTCTATTAACTCACGCTTGGACTCGGCTACTATAATAGGTAGCTCGTATTTATCATTAGTGACCAACAAATATAATATCAATCTTCATCATCTGCCATATCATCTTGGCAAACTTCGCATATATCTGCCGTGTGTCTATCACTCATTAAGCACCCACATACTGTACATTCTTTCATTACTTACCACCCCCGTATTCTCTTCTATAACTTTCCATATATTCATTGAATAACTCTTCTGTAAAGTCTGCATACTGGGACACTGTCCTATATATATCAACTTCAAGCGTACCTTTGGTTAACAAATGAATGTAGCTACATTTCTGAGTCTGTCCTGTCCTGTGTATCCTATCTCGCGACTGCTCTAATGATATTGTCCTAATAGTCGGCTCGTAATATATTATAGTGTCGCTGGCAAAAAGGTCTATTCCGGCTGAGGCCGTCTCATATTGACAAACTATAATTTTAATAGATTCATCATTTTGGAACTTACGCCATATCTGCTTGTCTTTTTGCTCACCGTTTAAAGTTACATATTTGAGTTTTAACTTGTCTAACAACTCTCCTATTTTGTGGATAGAATAGGTAAATTGTGCGAATATTACTAGCTTTTTTTCATCCGGAAAACTTTCCAAAATCTCTTGTAGTATATTTAACTTCTCGCAAGGTACTTCCACTATTGATTTATCTTCTAAGGTAACAAAACCACTTGCCAACTGACGTAACTTTAGTCGCCTTGATAGTGGATTTTCTGCCAGTAAATCATACTCTAGTAAAGCTGATTTAAGGGCCATACGCTTATACTTATCCTTAGCTTTTAAATCTATCTTAACCACTTCGTCCGGTAGCTTGTCCGGTAGGTCCTGGCATTCTATTTTCTTGACTCTAAAACTATACTCGTCGATTATCTCTTGTAATTCGTTAACGTGAATATATGAACTAGGTCTAAAATATTTGTTAAGTATTGCATACCTCTTGATGAACTCACTATATGACCCTCTGTGTTTTACACCTGGTTCGTACTCGTCCATTTTTTCCTTAAAGATATTACTGTATACATTACCTCGCTCCATATAGCAATCTAAAAAACAGAACTGCGACCAAATATCCTCTAAATGTCCATTAGATATTGGCGTACCTGTTAGGATATATTTATACTTTGCTCTACTGGCCAACTTTAGTAGGAACTTAGACCGCTTAGACGCCCTATTCTTTATAGAGTGGGCCTCGTCTAATATGATACAGTCATAAGTATTATCGTATGTCTTACCTCGCCAAACCTTATCGTAATTAATAAGTGTAATATGCTTTTGTAGTAGTTTACTATCGGTGGTGTTAAACAATTCTATATCACGTTCCCACGCTCCTAGGGCTGACTTAGGACCCACTACAAGGACTGTCTTAACTTCCTTAGATTTAATTAAGTCTAGTATCCTAAATAGTGACGGTAGAGTCTTACCTGTCCCCTGTTCCATAAATAAGGCAAACCCGTTTTGTACTCGAGTGTACGATAGTGCTATTTCCTGGTGGGCGTATAACTTAATAGTCATCCTCTTCATCCTCGAATAATTCTATTAAAATAGCATTAGTGTACTCTTTAAGTAGTCGAACAAGTGAACTATCCTTATTGTCGTCGGCGTCATTATCCTCTAGTTTGCTTATTTCACCAATAATATTATCGGTCAAGCTTATAAATTTATCTCGTGTAATCGTGATAGACTTCTTACTATCTAAGACGTGAAATTCTACTATCGACGCTAAGTTAACTTTAGTTAGTCCCTCTTCGTTCTTGATAATAATAGTAGTCTGTCTTTTTCCATTGCTTATAAAACCATATATATTAAATACTTCACCCTCGATAATACTTCCGTACGTTGTTTCAATATGTACTATTTGTCCTTCTGCTAATGTCATCACATCACCCCCCTATTTTACTAACCAAGTTAAGCCCATTTTTACATATTCCCACGCTATCAAAATAGCGTAATAAGTAGCACCGTTAATATTACTAATTGTCTTGTTCATCTGCTTTACTCCTCTTAAATATAGTCTTGATACTCCACGGCCGAAAATGGTGGAACGCTCTTCCTAGCTATTTCATCTTGTAATCTCATACCATAATGTAGATAATAGGCGTACGCCTTTCTACTCATTAGCTTTAGACTTCCATACTCGGCCGTGCATTGAATTGGTATTTTATCATCTCTCTGGGCCTCTTCCCAAGCTTGATTAAATATCTCCTCCGCCTTGCTTCTACCTAGAGAAAAATAATTAACCGCGTTAGATTTTCTTATCATATCCGGCAATATTACTAAATTTTTATCCACGGTTAACCACCTACTTACTCGCTAGATATGACTATGTTTTTATATTTTATTAACAGTTGAATAGTCCCGTCGTTTAAATACTTGTTTAATTGGCCCTCGTTTAATACGACTCTTTTAAACGATACTAAATTTAGTAATATTATAGTCCCGTCGCCAGGTGTTACTATAAATTCCCCTTCGTGATCTCCATAAGTAATTATGTCACCTATTTCTACTACTTCCTTTTTTGTGCTAATAATTTTCATAAATACATCTCCTTTTGTTTGCTTAATTTCTTGTGCCATTTCTTAGACTACGAATAAACTCGTTTTTGTCGCCAAAAAAAATATCTTCTTTTTGAATCTTATATATATCAGGAATCTTTTCAATCATCTCAAATGGCATACGGCTATTGTCTAATTCCCACTTGGCCAACGTTTGGTAATGTACGCCAAACATTGTACTAGCCTCTTTTTGAGAGTACCCGATATTAATTCTGGCCGCCTCTAATGTAATTAGTGACTTCATTATTTTTCACCCCCTTTTGAATTTTATATTTTTAGTATAAACGAGTTAACTCGTTTTGTCAACGACTTATTTCGTTTTTTTTACGAAATTTATATTTACAAATATTATTTTATTCGTTATAATGACGATATAAACAATATGAAAGAGGTGATATAAATGGCTAGAAGCCCGTTGAATAGCTACGATAAGCAAGTTAGAAATAGTATAGCAACGAACTTAAAAAAATTATTAGAATCTAGTGGGTTAACACAAGTAGAATTGGCCGAACGTGTAAATATTCCGGCGTCCACATTATCCGGGTATTTTGCAGAACGCTCAACGCCAACTCCTGGTAATATCCAAAAAATAGCTGATTACTTTAATGTAAATAAAGGTGATATTGACCCTAGATATAATTACGAGATTTTACAATCGTCAAATAAAATTAATTTCGTTCGTGAGAGTACCCCTCGTTACAACTTGGAACACGAGTATAAATATTTCCCAGTTAGCGTATCTGCTGGATCATTAGAAAACATCGACGGTCAATTAGACTATACGCCAATGGTACTACCTAATGAGATGCTAGGTAAGTACGCCGGTAATAAGAACATTATTATACTAAAAGTAAACGGTGAGAGTATGAATAATATTATTCCTAACGGTTCTTATATTGTGGTAGACACGTCTAAGAAGCATGCTAGCGATATAAAGGATAGGGATATAGTAGTAATCGCTGAAAATGGCTTATACACGGTCAAACGATATATAAACGACCCTAGTAATGAACGATTTATATTTAAACCTGACTCATCAGATGATACTTATTTACCTATAGAAATATCATATAGTAGGGCCAGTGAAATAGAATTAATAGGGCGAGTAATTAAATATATAGTTAACTTATATTAGAGAGGATAAATAAAATGGCACTATTTAACAGCAAAGAAAACAAAGACGATAAAAAGCAACAAGAAATTAATAACTTTATGGCAAAATATCAACTAGATGAAATCGACGACAAGGATCTAGTTATAATTAAAAAAATCGCTACAGACTTAATAGGTAATAATTTATTAAAAGCAGGAATGGCGTTGAGTTTTGCTAAGGCTGAGGAACAGGCTAAAGTATCCTACTTATCGGCCTTAGTAAATCAAAACTGGATAATGATAAGACAATTAAATAATATAAGCAACAAACTTGATAAGTTACTTGATAAATAAGACGGTGATTATATGACTATCGAAAATCAACTTAGAGAATTAATACTATTAAACTATGGCTCGCTTAGAGAATTTACTTTTAACATTGGACTGCCTTACTCGACTTTATCCACTATTTTAAAAAATGGAATAATGACAGCCAATATATCCAATGTAGTTAAAATATGCGACGCTCTTAATATTAAAATTAATGAACTTGTAGAAGGTCGACTGGTGGAAAATACCCCAGGTGGAAAAATACTTGATGTTGAAAAAATACTTAATCAAACTAAACATAAAATTAAAGCACCTGGAGTAAAAATCAAGGGTCAAATTTTAGATGAAAATACCGAAAAATTGCTTATATCCTCAGTTGATTTAATTTATCAATTAGCCTTGAAAATGTACCAAAAATGATAAAAAACCACTTTACTAGGTAATGTTAGTAGGATATCTTATTATTTTATATTTTTAAAAACTGAAAGTTAGTAGCATATACGAATATTATATCTTTATTTGTATGCTATTATTTGTATTTTATGACAATTATATTTGTCAAAATAAAAGTTTTTTAAAGATGGTTTCACAGTAAAACAAAAATAACAAAAACTATAACAAAAACTATAACAAAAACCACTCTTTAACAAAAACTGAATTTTTTAAAACTGAAAAAAAATTAAAACATCTGTTTAACGGACTGATTTTTATAACAAAAACTACCCTTAAAAAATGAGTTTTTGTTAAGATTTCTTAGTTTTTGTTATGGTTTTTGTTATACCTAAATTTTCACAACCATTGGAAATACTATATTATTTTACTATTTATAACAAATAACAAAAAATATTACTTATTTCTATAGAAATATATAAATATATATAATATATAATAAAA